GATGCTTTAAAAACTTTATCGCAAGGAACGCTCACTGCCTTTCAATTACACATTGGAGAAGATGAGTGGAGTAAATTAGTAGACGAATTAAAAAACTTAGAAAATAGAAATGTGGAACCCAAACTGGAAAAAAAATGAAGATTACCCCTCGTGGGGTGATACGGACGTGTATAAAAAAACAATTGGAGGTGGTTACCTTATAGGAAATGAAACCCCAAAAGATGCTTATACACGTGTTGCTACAACTGTAGCGAAACGTTTAAATCGTCCAGAACTAGCCGAAACTTTTTTTCAATATATATGGAAGGGTTGGCTATGTTTAGCGTCTCCTGTGCTGTCTAATACTGGCACAGATCGAGGTTTGCCTATATCATGCTTTGGTATTGATGTTGGAGACTCGATATATGAGATTGGAATGAAAAACTTAGAGATGATGCTACTCGCAAAACACGGCGGCGGAGTGGGTATCGGAATAAATATGATTAGACCCGCCGGAGCTAATATAACTGGAAATGGAACATCTGACGGAGTTGTGCCTTTTGCTAAGATATACGATTCAACTATACTTGCCACGAATCAAGGATCTGTCCGAAGAGGAGCTGCAAGCGTTAATATTAATATTGATCACCCCGACTTTGAAGAGTGGTTGGAAATACGAGAGCCTAAAGGAGACGTTAATCGTCAATCGCTCAACTTACACCAGTGCGCTGTGGTCGGCGACAAGTTTATGCGAAAACTTGATGCTGGCGATAAAGATGCGAGGAGGTTATGGGGTAAGCTACTTCAAAAACGTAAAGCAACTGGAGAACCTTATATCTTATTTAAGGGGAATACAAACAAAAATAATCCAGAGCAATACAGAAAGCACGGATTAAAAGTACATATGACAAACATATGCAGTGAGATTACATTACATACTGATGAATCTCATTCGTTTGTTTGTTGTTTATCATCGTTAAACTTAGCCAAGTACGATGAATGGAAAAACACGAATCTTATATACGATAGTATATGGTTTTTAGATGGCGTGTTAGAAGAATTTATACAAAAGTCCAAAGGTAAAGTTGGTTTTCATAATTCTGTAAGATCTGCTGAAAAGGGTAGAGCTTTAGGGTTAGGGGTGCTTGGCTGGCATACTTATTTGCAAGATCAAGGCTTACCGTTTGAAGGGCTATTAGCACAATATGAAACAAGAAAAATATTTTCACAAATTAAAATTGAAAGTGAGAGAGCTTCCATGGCACTTGCAGAAGACTTTGGTGAACCTCTATGGTGTAGGGGCTCAGGTTTTAGGAATACTCATCTCCGCGCCATTGCTCCTACTGTTAGCAATAGTAAACTTAGTGGCAATGTTAGTCCCGGTATCGAACCCTGGGCCGCTAATGTATTTACGGAACAAAGCGCTAAAGGTACTTTCATTCGCAAGAACCCTACATTATTAAAATTATTAAAAAAATATAAAATTAATAATGAAAAAGTTTGGAACAAAATTTTAAAAGATGGAGGTTCTGTACAAGGTATTAAAGAACTTGATGATATAACTATAGGCAAATGGGATACGCCAGCAAAAGAAGTGTTTAAAACATTTAAAGAAATTAATCAACTAGAATTAGTTAATCAAGCAGGTATACGTCAACAATATATTGACCAATCTGTTTCTTTAAATTTAGCTTTTCCTTCTGTGGCTACGCCGAAGTGGATTAATAAAGTACATTATGAAGCATGGAAAAAAGGTATTAAAACCTTATATTATGTGCGAACGGAATCTGTTTTGAGAGGGGATATTGCTGATCAGGCAATGGATGAAAATTGTTTAGCGTGTGATGGTTAATAATTAAGGGGCTTTTTAAGGCCCCTTTTTTCTATTCTATTTGTTATTCACAAATGCAAAAAGGACAATTACAATTTTCCATATTATATTAATTTATATTTAGTTTTACCGTTTTCTTTATATGCTTTCAGACATCTTTGTCTGTTGGAATCGTGATCAACATAGCTAACATGAACCCAATTAGGGTTATTATCATTTCCAAATTCCCATATGAGCTGATCAAAATCAAGATTATTTTTAATGTATTCGTACATATCTTTATTTGACATGTAACCATACGTGTCATCAATATCAATCGCACGGCCTTCACAATGTTGTGATTTACTTGACCCACCGATTGCAGTATTTAATTTATCACAGCGATAAAATGAGTTTATAGCTATAGGGCCATTAGCTGCTTTCCTTAGTGGCTCAAATACTTTTTCAGCAATCAATTCCATATTTTGCAAATGATACGCGGTAGGTGTATTTTCAATACCTAATCTTTCCGCTGTTTTGCTATACACACCCTCCTTGTAACTAATGTGTTCACTTATTTTATTCATATATTATTTAATTTGTTGATGCTCTTCTAGCTGAGGCTTTAGCATTATCAATTATTTCTTGTACAGCTTCATAACGTACTTTTAATTTCATTGAAATATCCGCTTGCCATGTAGCTATAGGCCTACCGTCTTTTAATACAATAATAGCAGGTACAGATCGTATTGCCTGTTTTACATTTGGAGACTGGTCTTCGTAATCAACTTTAATGATTTTAGCTCCTTGTAATTTATTTAAATGTTCGTAATCGTTTCTTGTATTCCAATGAGAATTCATATACAATACTTCAATTTTTTGTGAAAATGCGTGAGTAGATAGGAAAAGTAATATTAAAATTAAAATATTTTTCATAATTATTTATTTATTATCTCAAATAGTTTTTCGTCTATTCGGTCAAGTTTTTTGGAATTTTTATCTACCTTTTCATCTATATCTAAAATTGTTGAACGAATTAATTCATCTTTTAAATCAAATTCAGTTCTTGATACAGGTGGTTCCGGTAATTGCTTAGCAAGCTCTATATCAGCCTGTAATGCAAAGTACATTGCCGCAAGTGATATTGCTCCACCAACAATTATTCCAATCGTTTTCAAATCAAGTTGTACTTGTGTATTTTCTGATATTTGTTGAGCCATGATGTTAAGTTTGTATGATATATGTAATTACCTATTTTTTACGTCTTTTAAGATTTTTTACTCTTCTTGGTTTACCAGCTGGTTGTCCTAATGATTTCTTCTCTCTAATCTTTTTTGCTTTTTCAGAAGATGACATTTCACCAGATGTTTTTGGGGTTTTACTAGATACTCTTTTACTTGGTCTACAATATGGCACGCCTCTGCCATCACCTTTTGTTCTGCCGCAAGGCTTACCGGTTCTAACGTCAACCCACTTTTCTTTAAACCAACGTTTAAGTGAAGCTCCTTTTTTAGTTTTTCTTACCGCCATTATTTAGGTTTTTTATGGCCACAACCTTTCTTTTTTAAAGCCATGTGTTCTTTATATGTTTTTGCCATAAATGTTTTGCCTTTGCAATACATTTTATGTGGTTTAAATTTTTCAGCCATTTTATTTAGATTTATTACCCCAATTTTTGGCACCCACTTTTCTACATTTTGCAATAGCTCCGCTAGCATACGCGGATGGAAATACTTTGTACCTTGCCTTTACTTTTTTATAACATGCATCTTTTGCCATAATTATTTATTTAGTTTCTCTATTTCTTTTTTAATAAATTCTTTTTTATCTTCTTTATTTAAATTTTCATATGCATCATATTGTTTTTGAGTCATACCGTCAATAATTTGACTTTTTAATTCGGCATTTCTTTTTCGAGTTTGTTTTGCTTTTTTAATACCTTCTGCTTTTCTTTTAGCTTTAGCCTCTGTTTTGATTAATTCGTGGTCTTCATTTCTAATATTAACATCCCAAGTTCTCCAACCTAAGGCTAATGCCATTCTTTGCATTGCTGTATTTCTTGAATTTAAAGCTTCTGCTATCGCTTCTGTTTCAGCTATTGCTCTATCTAGCGGTATATTTGCACCTGCGGAAACTAAATTACCTAATATTTTGTAACTAGGTGATAAATTTAATCTACCATCTTTAGTAGCTTCCCATTTTCTAGCGTCAATAATGTCTTGATCAAATCTTTTAGTTTGTATTGCCCCATAAACTTTTCTAAGCTTTGAGCCAAGAGGTGGGGACGCATTAGCAAGCTCTAATATGGTGTAAGCATGATCAGCAGTAAATCCTTTTTCTTCCTCTTTCATGTACCTCAATATTGCATTTTTAAGAGTTGAAACAACCGCTCCAGCCAATCCACTACCTCTTAAAATAGTATCACCCATACCATTTATTATTCTTTGCTGCTTACTATCAATCAATCTTTCGTAACCTTCTTCGTCATCATCAGGGTCAAACCCAGGCAACAATGCAAATAAAGCGTTTTGCAATGTAGCAAATATCAAGTTTTGAACAAACCCGTAATAAATTATTTTACTTACATTTGTTTTCCAATCACCTCTACCGTTTATTAAATCTTGTGCAGCTTTCTTCATTAACCTAGTATACTGCATTGGTGTATTTTGAAATGACAGTATAAATCTACCTAAATGTCCAGATTGCTGCTTAGAAATAAGCATTGGATCACCTGACTGCTGCGTTTCATCAGATATAGCACTAAAATCTTCAAAAGCTTTTTTTCTTGCATCTTCATAAGTCATGCCTTGCTTTTCGTATGTTTTTGTTCTATTAATTAAAAATGTAGCACCACCAGTTGCAATAGCAACACTATCCGCTATTTGCGTTGGTGTAAAACCTATTTTTAATAAATAAGATATAGTTGCTTGAATTTTATTAGGCGAATTCTTAGCTTGATTAGCAATTTCTTGTTCTTGTACGTCAGATTTTAATCCTCCTCTTCTTTGCTTTAATTTGTCTGAATTGAATATTTCTGTCCATGCTTTCCAAAACGCCGGCTGATTTGCAAATGCAGTTGCAGCCATTAATGGATTATTATCTGACCAGTTTGTAAAGTTAGCAAATGAAATCATCTGTAACAATGCTGATCTTCTGTTAAAAAACATTATGGTACCAACTGAATTGTTTACCCAGTTTAACCATGCTGTAGTCAATCTATCTCCCGTACCTGGCGGTCTATTACTACCAGATTTCATTCTTCTTATAATATCTCTCAACGCTTCCACATGTTTTGGGCCGTATAGCGCTTCTATTTTGTTTAAATTAGCATCACTAAACATTATGTCTACGTTTTCAATAAAATCTGCTAAATACTCTTTTCTTGATATAGTTTGGTCTATACTGTTAATATCTTTTAATATACTTCCCGCATCCCAAAATTGGTCAGGTTCAACCCATACTTCTCTTTTACTTATATCTAATAATGTATCTGCAAATGATTTCAACTCCGGATCATTATTAACTAAATTATTTAATAATTTTAAATCTCTTTTAGAAATACCGGGAACTTCAAATCCAGATTTATTATATAAGTAAACTCTTATAGCTTGATCATTTGTAAAATCAGTATCACTTATTGTTTTATTAAGTTTTTTCTTTACGCTAGGTAAAGTTTTTAATAAAGTATTATAATCATTTTTAAATGCTTGTCTAGCCATTTCCATAGCTGAAATACCTTTCATGTATGGCTTTAGAATATTATCTTCAAAAAACTTTTGATCAGCTTCTCCTTGTTTTCCTTTGCCTGCAAATGTATATGATGTTAAACCTCTAAAATCTTCTGCTGTAGCTGGTAAAAAGAATTTAAATCTTCCTTTACTTGCACCTTTTTTTCTGGCAACAACCGAAGAATAAGTTGTTTCGGGTCTCACTCCTTTTTGCCTAAAAATCATTTCGTTTATTTCTTTATTTAAATCTACAGAAATACTTTTCTTTACAGAAGGATCTTTTAATTGACCATTTTTTAAACTTTCATTTGATGCTTTCCTAAGTTTAAATGCTTGATTTCTTGCTTCTATAAACTCTAAGGTTGGTACACCATTTGTCGTATATATATTTTTTAATCTATTAGGATTTATTAATATTCTACTATCAGCCGCATCAATAGTGCTGCCAGGTGCATCAATAATTTTTAAGTCTTCTTTATTTTCTAACCATTGATCGTGGAACATTAATGCTTCGTCAACTAAATTATCAAATTGTATATCTCCTATGTTTTCATCGAATATTAACTCGGCTAACTTAAACATAGTATTTGCATTTGGCTCTAAATGCTCACCTTTCATTACGCCTTGTTTACCAGGGAGTACAGTTACATATAACCATCCACTTAAAGCTCTTAATCCCTCATCAGCACTTGTTTGTTGTTGGAAAAATGCCAACACAGATGTTGGTTTTATATTTCCCGCTTTATATTGTGCTCTAATTATTTTTACTATATATTTTGCTAATTCTTTATTAGCTACATTAGCCGCTTGTATTTCAGGAGATAACTTTTCTATAGCTTTTAATTTTTCTTGAACACTTGCATCAGAATTAGTTATATTGCTTATTTTTTTCATAATTCCCTTTTGAGAATTCATGAGCTTAATATCATTTAAATCTAAATCAGGTACATCTATGCTTTTTAAAGATTCTTGAGTGTTTTTAAATTTTTGATAATATTTACCTTCAACAAAACTACCGTCAGGATTTGTTAAATAAATTGTTTTTGCATTAGGATTATTTAGTTTTGCTGTTGTAGTCGCAATTTCATCTTGTTTTCTAGAGGCAGGGTCTAATACTCTATTGTAAAATCCAAACATTTTTTGTCCTTTATCTGAAAATGTATTTATTACTTGAGAGCCCAAGGCTTTCATAGTTTTTGACATATCAGTAGCCAACCCATTTAATGTTTCTGTTGTACTTCCCCTTGTTATTGCATTATCAAAAGTTAATCCTGAATCTTTTAAAACTTTTTGTATAATTTCAGATTTTTTAACACTTTGCATAAACCTCATTGTAGGTTCATCAGTTATAAATCCTAAATCAAATACATTTTTTACAAAAGTACCTAATGGTGGTAATATATTTCCATCAGATGAATATCCTGTTATTTTATTAAATTCATTTGGCCCAAATACTTCTCCAGCTATTTTACCTCCTAAAATTACATTATTTTCTGCATCTAATACATTATCAAGACCCCTTAATGTTATTTGATTTACCAATATATTTGCAGCTCTAGGAAAAGATATAGATTTTTTAACGCCACCTTCTTCAGCTTGCATTGTAACATTAGCCACATAATTTTCTGCAAGAATCTGCCCTCTTATTGCTTGTGCTTTTTCAAAAGCATTTGATATTTCATTGTTACCTTCTGTTAATTTTGTAACAAACCTGCTTAACAATGCTTCAGTAGCAACTTGTGTTATAGGAGAATCAATTGAATTTTGTGAAACAGGGTTCATTGGTTTTTTTGGATCAATTGGCAAAACTTTATCTTCTTCAATTTTTATATTGGTAAAGCTTTTTTGTAAAAATTCTATATTACTTAAAACATCTGCAGCTTTTTTCCTTCTTCTTACTAAATCATGCCCAGCTGTTCTACCCGCGCTATCTGTACTTGTTTTTTCTCTATCAATTTTTTTACCTTGCCATTCAGGAAATTTAACAAAATTTGGGTTAAAAATTTTACCTTCATATTTACCATCAACAGATTTTTCAATAACCTCAGGGTATGCTCTAGATAAATAAGTTGTTGTTGTACCTTCTAATATAGGTCTTTTTAATTTTAAAAATTTATTAGGGTTTACTTTGCCTTTTACTTTAAGAGATTCTTTAATTAAAGGTATTGCTTGTGATTTTTTTGCTCTCTTTTTAAAATCTCTAATAAAATCTGAGCTTTTTCTATTTAATTCTACTTCGCTAATACCTGTAGTAAATATTCTAGCTATTGTTAAAAGCTCCGCATCAATGTCCTGTATTTGTGTAGGAGTAAAAGCTTTTTCAATATTATATATTCTTTGTGTTTCCTCCGCTACAGGCACTGGTGTTTCTTCGGCTATTTTTAAATCAGCAGGGTCTATGCCTTCTTGCTTAAAATATACTCTTTCACTTACTGGTGTTTTTAATTCTTTGTCAACTAAATCTTTTAATCTAAATTTAATTCTACCATTTATATAACCATATAAATCACCTCTGCCATCCCAAGGGTTATTGTTTAAATCTATTAATGTTCTAGCTGTTAAATCAGCCTGCATCTCTTCAGTTAAAGAAGGTGGCAATTGCCATATTTTATTTCTATTTATTATTTGGGCAAGTGCCATACTTGGTAAGTTTTTACCTATAGTATTTTGAGCAGGTAAACTTTGTAAATCCTCTATTTTAATATTGCTTAATTCAGATTTAACTTTTGATAAAGATTTTTTGGTGTCGCCTTTAATTTTTTCGCCAGCTTTTAATTGTGCTTTAGCTTGTTTAGTTAATTTACCTTGTTGAAAATTCTTTTGATAATCTATAATAAAATCCCAAACATCTTCTGCTTTTTTAAACTTTTTTGCTACACCAAATTGTGCTAATATATTTTCTACAAAATTTGCAATTTTTTGGCCTAATGATTTGTTTTTTCTTAATGCTTGTATATCTAATCCTTGTTTTCCAGCAACCCCTAATATATCTGAAAAAGCTGTAAAGTATTCGTCCATAGCCTTTCCTTCAACATCAATACCTTGTTCTTTATAAAGCTTCATTCTTTCTTCCACGCTAGCTAGTAATCCAGCTTCATCTAATAAGCTTTTAAAATCTTTTAATATATTAGCTTGCTCTTCCGTAGGCAATCCTTCTACATTAAATTGTTTCTTTAATATTTTATGTAGTAATTCGTGCGAGGTAACTGCAATATTATTTTTAGCAGCAATTTCTTCATTAATATATATAGTGCCATCTTTTTCAATTATACCATCTGTATTAGCATCTAAATCTTTTATACCAGCTGCTTGAGCTTCTTTAGCATTTTTAAATTTCTTTACAGTTGCATATTTACTAGCAACCTCAATATCTTCTTCAATTATTTTTTTAGCCGCGGGCTCTGCTGCTTTTTGAATTTGGTTTTCAATTTTTTCTATTTCTTGATCTAATCTAGGGTCAGATAGTTTACCAAAACCTTTCTTTTTTTGTTTTAAACCATTTAGTTTAGATTGTAGCCCTGCAATTTTAACATATGCTTCAGGGTCAACACTTGATATATAAGGAGGAATAGAATTATTATCATACGCTTCTTTTACATTTTTAGCGTCATTTAATATTTTATTGGCTTGGCGTTTATTTATTTTTCCTGCACTTACAGCATCATTTAATCTTGTTTCTGCCCCATTTAAATTATCTCCAACTGTATATAAATCAAATATTTTATTTTTGTTATAAGGCTTATTATTTATATTACCCAGTCTTGAAACCAAACCACCCGTAGCAAAGGATAAAGCAGAGGTTACTTTTATATCTTTTTCTGTATATTCATCTTTTATTATATCTTGTTGGGCCAATTCATTAGTACGCTTGTTGACCCACAGGTATTCACCCGCTTGTTGTATATTTTCTTGAACAGTTTCTTTTCCACCTTCTTTAGCAAATGTAACAACACTTTGTTTACTTGGTATAAAATTATTAATAATACTTTTTACCTCAGCATCAGCGGCCTTGTAACTTTTAGTACCATTATAAGCGTTAATTATTCTTTTCCATGCACCACCTTTTGTTAAAGCGTCATCCATAGCTTTCAAGGCGGGTAATCTTGGAGCTAGAGGTCCTGTAACAGCATACAATACGCCCATGTTTTTTGCAGCAATTCCAGCTAAATTTTCTGCTTCTTCGTCAGATAATCCGGCATCATAAGCTGCTTTTAATGTAGATTCTTGGCCATTCATTGCGCCATAAAAACTTTGGAATAAAGTATTATCTATAATACCTTTTGTATTTCTAGTTAGTTTTATAGCTTTACTTGCGCCTAAAGCTTGAGCGCCTCTGCCTAATAATGTGGTAGCACCACCTGTAGTATATGCTCCCGCTAATTGAAATAATACTCCTCCAATAACATTACCTAATTGTTTGCTTCCCCCTCTTCCATTCCAATCACTTTTTTCCTTTCCTTCTTCTTTTATTTTTCCAACTAAATATTTATATCTTAGCGGATTTAAAACTTCGTTAGCCCTATACCCATGCGTTAAATTATATATACTACCATCCTTTTCCAACCCATATTCTACACCGTCTATAACTGTAGATTTACCATCAAAATATGTATAATCTAATTTATTTCCTATTCTATTTTTATCAGAAAAATCTATTAATAATCTTTGTTTTTTTGCCCAATCATCACTAAATAAACCACCCAATTCAACTAATAAATTTCTACCTTGTTCAAAAGCCCCAATTGGAACACTGCCTATTGCATTAGCCGGAGCAGCTATAGCATCATCTAAATCTGTTCTTTTTTCTAATTGATTAATTTTTTTAATTAGTTTTTCTTGTTGCTGAAGTTCAAATTCAGTTAAATTAGAAAATTGTTCTTTTTTATAGTTAAAAAAATCTTCACCAAATTCTGTTACTTTTGTTAAATTTAAATCTTTTATTTCACTATTTATAGATTTATTTTCTTTACTAAATTTTTTTTGTTTTTTGGACATAAGTGCATTTATTGCATTTATGTCATTTCTTCTTTCATCTCTGTAACTTGCATAATCATCTAACAATGCTGATAAGTTACTTTCGAACAAAGCTTTTTCTTTTAAATCACTATATACATTTGCTTTAGGTTTATATATACCTTTATTTATATCTTCAGATAATTGTTTATACCTATTTGAAGTGTTAAGCCAGCCAGCAAAATCATCTTTATTAACACCAGCTGATGCTAGTTTAATAGGGTCGTAATAGTCCGCAATAAAAGTATTACTTGTATCGTCAGCCTTATTTTCATGTTGGTAATTTACATTGGGCTCGTGTTTAACAATTCTTGAAACCATTTGGCTTTCAAAAGAAGCATTTTTAAGATTAATATCTTCATTAACTTTAATTGAATTACCATCACTTTTAACTATTGTTTTTTTATTTGGCTCAATAATAGGTTTTTCTTCTATTCTAGTGCCATCTTCTTTTCTAATAGTTTTACCTAAATTTTTTGGAATATTAAAGGAAGGTTTAAAATCTTTATTTATTTTTGGCTCAAATGCAAGTTTTTCTGTGGTATAGTTATTTTTACTAATAACTTCGTCAATAGTAATATTGTTAGCCTTAGCCTCTTGTTCTATTGTAGACAAAGGAATTTCAACACCATCAGGGGTGTAGTAAATTTGATCTTCCATTTATGATTGAGATGGTGGGTTTCCTAATTTTATATTATTGCCAACCGATAAGTTGTATATGTCATTTGGGTTAGTAAAAGGCCCAGAAACTTCATTATTAAATTTAGAACCCCCTGATCTTTTGCCCATTTCGTAGTAACCTGGCCCTTTAGATCCATTTTCATTCCATTGAATTCTTGTTCCAGCATCTGTTCTAAATACTCCTTGTCCCCATGGTGTTGTTGTTTCTGTTGATGTTGCTTGTTGCTTTGCGGTATATTCTTTTTTGGCGTCATTATATACGTTTTTATAATGACCAATTAATTTAGTAGTTATTTGGTTAACTTGATCTTCAAACGGTAATGCTTCTATTGCCGCAGTTTCGGCGTCGTTAAATAAATCAATATTCATTCCAAAAATGTCATCATGTAACATTGATGCCACCCTTTCTGCCCCACCTGCTAAAATTTCATTTTTAATGCTTTGTCCTAATACCATTTCATCCGTATTAGTAAAACCTTTTCCTGAGCTACCCTTTGAATAAATTTTATCAACCCCGTCCATTACATATGTAGCCATTTTAGAATCTTTTAAAAAATAACCTTTTTGTAAATCTTCATTTGTAATTACGGTGCCGTCTTCTGTTTTGTATACTTGCCTGCCGTTTACTATTTCAGTAGTGTATTGGCCATTTTTAGCAAATAGTTTATCTAATTTATCTTGGACTTCAATAGGCACGCCTTTAGAATATTGTCCACCGTTATTTATAAATTCTTGACGCATTGCTTGAAAAGTTTCTGCATCTTTTGAAATCATGCCAAATTGCTGTTTTGATTGACTTATTTGATTAACAATATCTAAAACTTCTTTTGAATTTGGCGGAAGTCCATATTTATTAATCAATTCGTGTTTTTGATTTTCAAGATTTGCTACATTTCCACGTATATCATTCAATGCTGCAAATTGCGCATCTCTTTGTTCAGGTGGTGTTTTAGAAATATCAACATCTCCAATTTCAGCAACAGAAGCCTGTATACTATTTTGTATTTTTTCTTTTTCTGCTTTTTCTTTTGATTGCTTAGCTTCAAATAATTTAGTTATAGCTTGATTAGCTTTATTAAAACTATCAGTGCTATAATCTTTATAAGCCGCTCCTGCGCCCTGCACTAATGCTGTATTTACCGCTCCAAATGTTGTTGTTTTTGCCATATCTTTATTATTATAATCCTACGCCTAAACCTTTTACAAGGCCACCTATTGCTTGGCCACCTTTTGCAGCTAATCCACCCAAGGCTTTTAATCCACTTTCTTCACTAGCAAGATCTCCAGCAGCACCAGATAAAGCGCCTAGTTGTTGTTGTGTAGCTTTTTCTCTAGCTTGTTTAGCTGCTGCAACTCTTTGCTGCGACATACCTAACAACGTTGCTGTTTTAGAAGCTTCTCTTGATTGCGCTTCTTGCTCACCTGCAGCAATCATTGATTGTCTTTTAAATTCACCTTGTGCAGCTAATTGTTGATTTTGTGATTCTTGCTGTGCAAGACTTGCAGATGCTTGCTGTGTTGCTTGAGCTTGTGAATTAGCCATAGATTGTGCTAATGCCGCTATGCCACCGCCGCCGGCCGCCGCCGCTAAACCACTCATAATATTTGCGGAATTTTGTGAATTTTGTTGTGCTGCAAAATCAGCCGCTTGTGTATTAACAGTTAAATTTTCAAAAGGGTTTGTCATATTTGCATAAGGATTAGAAGTATCCAATTGCTCATATTTTTCTTTATATCTGCCCATTTCAGCCTCAGCCGCTCTTTGTTCTCTTCTTCTTTTTCTACCACCACTAAACGCACTAACTAAACCTGCCACTTGACCGACGCCCTGTACTATTGCACCTATTGCCATAATTTATTCTTTTTTATTATAATTACATGTTAACTACTTATACTAACCTCAGCACCAACTGAGTACAATTCTTTAAAATCTGTAGACGTATTCGTCATTTTTGTTTCTGCATAATATCCTAAAATACCCGATGTATTGAATTTAGCATCTTTACTATAAAACATATACGCGGACGCTTGCGGTACTTCTGAACCATCTACAATAGTAATTGTTTTATTAGTTTTGTTTATTGCTGTTATTTTACCTAAATCTTGCTTATTGCTTGATGAATCTACATAATATAAATTATCGCCAATTTGTAAGTCATTATTTAAATTAAAATTAAATGTAAATATTCTGTTTCCGCTATCTGTTGTTTGTGAAGTTAGATTACCTAAGCCTTGTACATTCAGAGCTTTTGTATCTATAGTGTTTTCATTCTCAGTAACACCAGATATGTAGTTGTAATATTTACCTTCTTTTTCAACAAATGAAGGAACTGAGCCATCTTGCTTGTCAGTAATGATGCTAGCACATGTCCAATCTGGGCTACCTTCATAATTTAATGTTCTAAAGTTTTTAACATTTGCAGGTGCTTCATTAAATAAAAATGTGACTTCAGGATTTGTTTTTACACCGTAAAAAGTATTTCTTACCCCTGATTCACTGTGATGCTCGTATAAACTACCATTTTTAAATGTGTAATACTTGTTATTTATACTTAATCCACCTTCTGGTAAAAATGATTTTCTACTTACCCACCCGTTTATTGATTCAGAATATGAAACGGTAGTTGCAACACCTGTAGGTAATGAAATATTATATTGATTTTTGACTTCATCGTATGTTCCAAATATTCTACCATAATTGGAATTTAAAACCTGCGTTCTTAAATTATCTTTAAAATAATCTTTCATTCCGTAGTTTGAAACTTCAGTAATTCCATCTGCTGACAACCTTAATACACATCCTCTTACTTTATCTACAAAGTAGGATCTATATGTAAACTCCACAAAGCTTTCAGGGTTTTGGCAACCGTATGATCCAAATGTTGCGGGTATAATAGCCTGCCCAAGTACTCTATTGCTTGCAATTAATTGAGGATTACCATCTGCATTAAATACAGCATCTTTATTTGCTAATATTTTTACAATTTTATCTTCACATAATGCTAACAAATCGGTATCTCTGCCGTGTAGTTTCTGTATACTTCCATATTCTGGATTTAAATCTTTTGTAATTTTATCAGCTATAATAAATTGATTTAACCTATTAATACCTGTTTTACCATTGTATACTTGTGAGTATATTAGCCCGGATTTTAAATTTTCTTCTTGATAATTATCTTCAAATACAGTAGAAACACGAACGCCTTTTCCTAACACAGGGGCGTTGTAATCGTCTCTTATAACAAAAGATTCAACACCATTTCCAAAACTATAACAGTTATGGTATTCTAAATCTCTTGCAGTAGATAATCCACTCATAGGGAATACCTCTTGGGTTTCATAATATATATCGATGTCCACATCATCCTGTGGTTCAACTTCAAATATAGGTGGGTTAATTATATTTATTGATTTGTTTTTATCAAAATCAAATAACGTGGCATATGTCCACCCCCTACCAATAGTGCTTTGCTGACTAGATTGATCATGAAATGTTAAATCATAATCCAATGGTTGATCTAGCTTTATAAAGTATAATCTAGCCCCGTCGTCTTTACTGTATGATGAAAGATTGTCTCTTTTTAATACCTTTTTTATTTTATAATATTTTTCATCAAACCATCTTGTGGTTCCACTGTATTTAAATCCACTAAAGCGTATATAATTGTCTTCTTTTAAATTTTTTATAAAAGGATGACTTCCATAATTACTATTATTATCATTTAAGGGCAGCTCGGTTTCTAAACAAAAATGATAACCATCAGCTTCCCAATTAACCGGCAGGCTTACGTCAATAACATTTGCCCAACCCCCTTGAGAAGCAGGCCTTGATAATGAAGACGATTGAGAAGTATCTGTTCCTGCTTTTCCACCATATCTAATAAAAAATTGTCTGTAGTTTCTATTTTCTGCAAAAACAAAATCGCCATCATCATATCCATCAAATTTAATTGTTGATCTAGCAACCAATTGATCTGTATTTGTTGTATCAACTAATTCATTTAATAAATTTGTTTGTGCTTGTAATTTTATAAAAAACTTACCAGCGTATTCAGCTTTACCGCTTTCATCTTTAGTATTTAAAGTTTCTATAGTTATACCCTGCGCTAAAACTGCTATTCTTGGATTATCCTCATAATCTTGTTCATCATATAATACTAAAACATCTTCGCCAAATTCTTCTTCAAAAGTTACTTCAGCATCATCGTGAGAAGTACTGGTTGGTCCGGTACCAATTTGGAATGATTTTACAGTATAAACTTTTGTTTGTGCACCACCAACATTCCATCTTATTTTTGATCCTGGCTTCATTGCACTTCTGGCTTCAGATGAAATGCCATTGAATTCTGCGGTATATTGGGAGCTTGCGTCAGCAATTTGTACGTCGCCAACATTAAACATGTCTCTTATTATAATAGAGTTGTGATTTGGAACCGGCGTTGACCCAGGCTCTAAAAACCAAGCCCTTCCTCCTCTACCGGCATTATTAGTCCCCATATATCCACTATCTCTTTCTGCTACAGTTGGTTGCTCTTCGTATCCACTATCTCTATTAAACTGTCTTCCAAAATTAAAATACTCGGGAACATAATCTGGCCTTAACGGTTTAGCTAAGAAATCGGGCACTGTTGAAAGCTTATCTAATACTTTAAATTTACCCCCATCTTCGCTTAAGTTATTCCCTGCTTTTTTCTTTAATAATAATATATCTTCCTCTTTAACTTTATTAATTTCAGATGAAGGAAATGATATGTATATTGCACCTTCGTCATCTTGATAAAAACTATCAGCACATAAATTATATGTTGTTGAAGATATTTCTTTTATAAAGTATTTATAATTTTCAAAGCCACTAGCTCCTCCATTAGTAACACTAACTTGGAATTGTGTTTTATTTTTTGCTTGATTAAAAGGTACTTTTATAATACCTGATTTATCAGTTAATACTGGCGTTTGTCTACCGTATTTATCTATATATACAACACCTAATTGATATGTTCTATTAGATTTAATAGACAACATTTGTTTTTTATCTTCAGTATAATTAGTGTCTGTAGGATTATATCTGTTTTTTAATTTTACATTAAATAGTGGGTTTTCATTTGGCAAATTAAACTGATGTGTATAATTACCATATATAATTCTATTTGCAGATATTTCTTGTGATTTGGCTTTTTTAGGCACACTATCAAACAACCTTAACAATTGATTAGCTTCAATTGTTTTAAATATTTGTTCGTCTTTTATTTCAAACGTACTGGCTAAAGTGCCGTTTATTTTTTTAATTGTATCTACAATATATACATTACTACTTAAAGAGTCCTTATATAACACATCAACTTCTTCAACATCAGTACTAATATTATGATTTAAATTTTGTAATTCTAACTGCCTTAATGTATTTGTCATTCCTACATTATAACCATTTTTTGAATCGTATTCAAAATTTTCACCTATTTTATTTGAATCTGGCAAAAATGCAGCTTTTGAAAATGGTGCAAAACAACTATATTGTCCATTAGTATATTTATATCTATATGAAAATAATGGAAACTTTAATTCAAATAAAGGCTCGTCTTCTTCTAATATTGCTTGCCATTGAACAATACCACCTGGCACTGTTTCACTTATGGTTAATAATTCTGAATCAAAAAACGTAGCTTGAGCTACATATGCAGATTTTAACAATATTCTAGCTTCAAGTTTAGTTTCCTCGTTGCTAGAAGAATCTGTAAAAGTATGTGTTAATATAATTATGTCACCTGGTTTATAATTTGGTGCTAAGGTAAATGTGCCTACAATATCATCACCAGAATCTAAAGAATTATCAAGTGCAGTGATTTGGCCGCCGCCGTCAGATAAATTTAAATTAACATAAACATTTGTATTTCCCTGTGTTCCATTCCCGCCCCTAGTAGAGCTGTCCATATCTAAAGTTGGTGCTTGTAGTGGTGATTTTTTAATAACAGTAATTCTTTCTTCTGTTAGTCCCGTTGTGTCAGTATAAAAATTTGAAGTTTGAGTCTTCCAGTATTCGACATCAATTTGTTTAGGCTCATTTAAACCATCTGTAAAGTACAATATACCGTCTAATATATTTATACCCGTAACTAGATAAGATCTATTAAAGTTTAATGCATTAGCCTCAAAATCTATTAACACAGGCGATAAAGTGTTTGTTTCAATATCGTATTCAGCTATTATATCCCTGTTTTGATATGTTCCATTTATAGGGTGTGTGAAAAAATTATCTTGTATTAACCAATATATTTTATTTTCTTTAGTATCCTTAACATTTCCAATACAATACCCTGTAGAAATAATATCATCACCACTTCCTGGAATTGGACCCACGGCAATATTACCTAAAACATTTTTTAAAGCACCTGCATCACTGCCCTCTGAATAATCAACGTCAATGTTTAATGCATCTCTATATTCACCATTAGGAACTAATCTTTCATCAAGGTCTTTATTCATTTTACCTTTTATGAAAGCGTTTTTGATTTCAGGCATATTCTAGTGTTTTAGATGTTTTGATTTACCTCTTAATGTTTGTGTAAGCTCGGAAAGTTTTATATTTGATAACCTAAGTTTTGCTTTTCTAACTGAAGCAAACTTATCTTTTCTGTATCTCATAACTAAATACTCTGGAGTATTTGCTCTTGATTCTAATACATAATATGCTATACACTTGTACATTGCTTCTTCCGCTAATTTATGTACTTTCATTTCAGCATCTGTTCCTAAGCCATCACTTATGTATTTTAATGTTACGATTTTATCTGTTAAATTACCAGAAAAATGTATTCTTGATTTAATAGGATCAATATAGAATGATCCATTTGAATTCATATGTTGTGGATCTGAACCGTATCTTTGGCCATTTAATGTTTGAAAACTTCTATTATCTTCTAAATAAAAGTCATTTACAACATCTGTATCCGTATTTTGGTCTTTGTATTTTGACCATGTTTCGGATTCATTAGCTTTTAATAAATTACCATCCGCATCAAATGTATAATTATACTGATCATCTTGTAATAATGCTTCTGGATTACTAGTATTTGTTGTAGGATATACAGGGTGTTCAACTCCGCTTGTATCCGTCCAACTTATTTTAACATAATTTACATAATCTTGCGGCAAACTCATTACTAATGTTGGAGGAATTTCAATTTCTTGTGATTTTTCAATTCTAAAAGTATCATAACTTAATTCCTGTAGTGCTCTTTGAGCATAAAAACTCACGTTATTTCTTTTAATTTTAGGGATTATTTTTTCTTCACCAACATAAGATAGCATAAAATTATTTACAATATCTTTTAGTGATATAAACTGATAGCCTCCAAAATCGTTGCCTTCGTAATATGCTTGTTGCGTTTGATTAATTAATCCCATTTATTATGATTTTTCTTGTTGTTCATTTCTAACATCTTCGCCGCTGCCAATGCCGTATAAAGAATTATCTTTAAGTATTATACCGGCTAATGCTAATATTTTTATAACCAAGTCGGTTTCTTCAGAAGCATGCAGTTCAAAATTAACAGAATTACTTGCATCGTAAGTACCCGTTACAGAATTATAAGCCCATGAAACTTCATTAGGCACCTTTGTATAATTACAAGTAACGTTTGATGTTTTTTGTTCAATGTTCCCACTGCTATCTTTTCCGTACACTTCCACGCCGTCTACGTCTTTTATATATACAGGAAAATCATTTGTTGGCTGTGCTAATGGTGAAGATTTTACATATAACCAATCTTTTTGGCTAATTAATTCGGCCACAGCATTATTGAAGATAACGCTACCTAGTCTATATAAATCGCTAGGTAATGTTGTTCCGTTTGTTACAGTTTGATTTGTTTTTTCAAATAAACTTAATTTTTTTTCTAATATATCAAGCATATCAGAATATTCAGTGTCGTTACCTGGTATTCTACTAAACTGATTAATATCATAAAAATATTGCTCAAATATATCCATCTGAGCTTGATTTGCAAGATAATTAAATTCCTGAGGCGTAATATAACCTCGTTGCTCTTTGTTTGTTATAGCTAATACTCTTTGGTATACTGTATTTACGTTTACACTCATTATATGTTTATTATAGGTTAAAGGCCCACAATCGCAGGCCTCTTACCTACAATTGCTTACTTTAATTTCTTTTCAATAGTTTGATATACTTCAATACCTTCATCAGTTTTAAAGTATGCTGCTAAAGCTGAATATGGATTTTCATCAAATGGAACTGTGATTAATTTTCTACCAGTTGATCCCCAAGTAAATGTTCTTTGGTCATTTGATAATTTAATAATCTTCATTTCAGTAGCTTTAATACCAATATTCCTAATATTAATATTGTCGTCATTTGCTAATTCTAAGAACAATTTTGGATTACTTCGAGCAAATAGTAATAAATCTCTTTTAAGCTCCTTAGAAGTCATCTTAGATACCTTAGATCCTAATTCTGTCCTCATTATTGCCTCTGCGTGATCAATTTCAATGCCTTGAGCTGCGTTTAATGCTTCAATTTCAGCTTCAAGATAATCAATATCGTTTTCAGCTATTTGTACTGGATTGTATTCTGTAAATTTAGAACCATTCCAAGGGTGATATAATGTAAGAAATTTTTGTAATGTTTGTTTTTCTTTTGGAACATATAACTGGCCATCTCTAAAAATAATATGACTCAGTCTTTCTGGTCCTTTCATTTCATCTTGAAATACTGTTTTTTGATTTTCACAATATTTGATTTCTCTTTCATAACCCATTTCATCATCAAACCACATTAATCCTCTACTTTTTAATATGTATACGATAGGGGTTTTATTTAATTTTAATTCATAAACCCTATCTTTAATCTCCCATTTAGGGGTTTTATCTTCTTTTTTTGGTGGTGCAACCGCTACGGGTTCCTCAACAGCCACCTCTGCTATTTTCTTTTTTGCCATGATATAATATAATAAAAATGTTAATAAAGGTAAAGATTACCCCCGTAGTTACAACGAGGGTAAAATTTACTTTAAATATTAAGAGTTAAATAATACAAAGTTATTAGCTGCTTGTACTACTAAACATCTTTCTGATAGATAGTGAACTTCCATCTTGTCATCTCCACTTGTAGATGCTCCACCTACTGAACCAGTGATCCAAGATTTCATTCTTCTGTCATCAGTTTCAGAAGCTCTATATCTTACGTGTAAGAAAGGTCTTCTGACGTTTTTACCTAATTGTTGGTCATACACTGAAGATGTACCAGCTGGAATCATAAGTCCGCTTAATCCACCTACTAAACCTCTTGTAGATTTATCGTTAAGATATTTCCAGTCAGTTTTGTAGAAGTCATAAGAACCTCTTCTGAATCCAGAGAAACCTAAATTAAGTGCCATATCTTGTGAGTTTTCAAAAACTCCGAAAGATAAACCACCTGTAATATTTGGGTTTAACCCTGCTAGTAAATCATCAAAGTATAGATTAGCATCTCTGTCTAAGAATAACATGTTTTCTTCGATAGATCCTTGCTTATCTAATTCCTTTAATAATGCGTCAAATTCTGGTAATTTGTCTGGAGCTGTAGTTGTTGAATCAAATTGATTTGTTGCCACAATACCTCTAGACTCAATTGCTGAGAATAACCCTTCAGATCCTTCAGGAACAGCTGCATCGCCGCCGTCTTTCTTTTCAGCTTCGATCATTACCATTTCTAAATAATCTTCATATCTTACTCTTGTGTCACCTTCAGCTTTTAAATACCATAAGTAACCATTTTGTCCAGATTCTCCTGATACTTCTACCCAACCGATTTGAGCTGTGTCAGAACCATTTACTTCATAGTGATCTTTAATAATAAGTGGCTTATTAGTGAAAGATTTGAAGCTTGGCTCTACAGCGTCAGTCATACTAGCTGTACCTTTGTTAAATTCAGAACCATAAACAAAGAATTTAATTACTGCTGCTGTATCTGCAGATGTTAAAGATCCTATATCTTCTAAGTTAGCTCCACCGTAAGGTTTGATAGTTAACGCAGATGTAGAAGCTTCAATACCAGCTGTTACATAACATTTTACAACTTCAGTTGCTGCACTTGAGTTACCTGTAACAGAAGCTACGATAGTTGCTCCTTTTCTTACAGCGTGTGCCTCAGCCGCACCTGAATCAATACCAGTGATTGTACCTACAGAACCATCTGTACAGTCTACAACACCATTGTATGCTAAGTGTAATCTACCTTGCTCAGACCAAATAACTTGATCAGAAGCCATAGGCATTTCAGCACCTACCATTCTTAAGAAGGAAGATACAGTTCTATTTCCGTATCTTTCAACTTCTTGCTCATATAGCTCAGGTAAGTACTGTTGTGACCAGTTAGCACCACCTGCGCCATGGAAATTTAAGTAATTAGACGCAAGTGTTGCTTTTACAGCACTTGGGCTAATTATGCTAGCAGCCGCTGGGCCGCTAAACGCTACATTGTTGTTTGCCATTTTTAATAATTTTTAAGTTTTAATTTTAGACCAGACGAATTGTCTCCACTAACTATTCTCGCTTTCATTCCACCAACTTCAATTTCTTGATGATTGGATCTAGGGTCCATTTTGATGTTTTTTGCAGACTTAACAGACTCTTTAATAGCATCTGCTTTACCTTGCTCATAAAAGTGATTTGCGATAGCGTCGGAATTCATCGCAGTAAACAAAGACTTATGATAACCGGCAGCGTCGTTCATTTCATTTTTTTCATTCAAGAACCTCTTGACAAAATTATTGATGTCGCTTTGAGTATTTTTAACCTCGTTCACATTTTTGACATTAAATCTATATCTTTTATCTCCAACATTATATTCAAAACCTTTGAATTGGTTATTGAAAAAAGATTTAGTTTTGTTGTCGAACACTTCTCTTTGAGATTGTGTTATTTTTTCTTGCTCTGCACTTTCTTCATTATATCTATTGAAAAAGTCCATTGCTTTTTGCTGTTCAGGTGTTAACCTTGATCCAGCTTTAATTTCTTTATAATAACTAGACTTTTGTGATTCAAGATGATTTTTTGCTTGCGCAACCTCTTCTTTAAAAGCTAATTTTTTTCTTTTTATATCTTTAGGCTCATCTATTTCTTCGTCATATGAAAATTTATCTTCTATTAAAAAGTTAATTTCATCTACTGATAAATGAGGCTTAGATTTAGTGTAATATTCGTGTAATAAAGACATGTCCTCGAATTGCTCATAATCTTTATTTAACGCCACATAATCTTCTAAAGTTCCACCTGTTTCATTCATAAACTTAACTAAGTCTTGAATATTTTCAGGATACTCTATTTCTTCTTTAACTTCTGTTTTTTCAACCTGCTCAACTTGCTCCTCTTCTTGCTCTGCAATCACTGGAGTTTCGTCATTGTTGGTTTGTTCGTCCGTTACCTCTTCTAATACTATTTCTTCTTGTGTATCCCGCACATCTGCATCACTTTCTCCGGCAGGTTCTTCGTCCCGTATTTCTTCGACCACTTTTTCGCTAGTTTCGGGTTCGTCTTGTACAGGAACCTCATCTGTGCTTTGCTCTTGAACGGCATCTGTTTCTTCTTTAGGTTGTTCTTCAGTTACTGGTGGTTTTGAAAGATCCACCTTGTACACACCTGATTCTTCATCAAACCCGGCGTTTTTTTGTACAATTTCTTCTTTTTCTTGTATAGATGGTTCTTCAGCATCTATAACTTTTGCTTCGACTTTTTCTGACATGATAAAATATTATATGATTATACATTATATATTACTTAGGTTCAAATGCACCTAAGCCAAATCCGCCACTTAATATATCATTACCCGATGATTCAAAGGGCTTAGCGGTTTGTTTTTGCGCTTTCGCGTCTTCTTTTATTTGCAATTGCTGAGTGGATGCTTGTTGTGCCATGCCCTGTAATTGCATATTTATTTGAAATTCTAATTGCATTAATTCTTTTTTCATTTCTTTTTCAGCTTGAAGTTTAGACATTTCCATTTGACTTTTTACTGACTCTAATTCAATTTTGCTTTGAGTTAATGCTTGTTGTTTTTGCACTTCAGCCTGTGCTGCAACTTGTTGCGCTTGAGCGTTTGCCTGCGCTTGCGCTTGAATATTTTGCTGTTGTATTCTTTGATCTCTTTCTAATTTCTTTTTTCTTCTTAATTTTAAAAGTTGATTAGCAAGTTTAACATTTTTAATTTGCCTAATATCAATTGCATCATCTAGATCAATGTTTTGTTGACCAATTGCAACTTGAATATTATTTTCTAATATTTGTTTTTCTTCTTCGTCTGGCGCTAATTCTAAAAATATACCAAAATCATAAAGATGTAATTCAGTTAATTCTTGTAATGTTGCAACGTTATGTGCACCAATACTTTGAATAAATGCATCTCTTGTTGGTGAGTATTCTAATACATCAGATATTCTTAAAGATATTTTCTCTGCAGTTTCAGCAGTTAAGAATAATCCAGCTTGTAATATGTGTCTTGTTGCTGTATTACTATTTGCTGCTGCAAGTTTTTGTACACCAACCAACGCGTTTTTATCAGGAGTACTTCCATCTCTTGCTTCATTTAAACCAGTAGCATCTCTAATCATTTGCATATAATAGTTATATGTACTAATTAATTGCGCTAATTTATTTGCACCTGCATTATTACTTATTTCTTGAATAGGTACTTTACCTGGATTCATATCACCTTCAGCTGTAAATGATCTACCAATAACAGAACCTGTTTGAAAAAACATATTTAATGCTTCTTGGGGATTATAATTTGTTCCATTACCCAAATCAATTTCAGCTAATCCATCCGCGTCTAAATATACACCATCCGGTACCATTCTTGAAAGCACTTGTTGTATTTTTAAATGTGTTAATTGTATCATATCTGCAAAGCCTGTAACTCTGCTCACTAATGATTCAATTCTACCGTTATACACTCTTGGTGATACTAATGAGTAATTTAATTTAACTTTATTAACATCACTTTTTTCTCTTAACATATTATCAGCAAGTTTCCATTCTAATAATATATTTGATCCCGGTATAAATACACCTTCATATAATACTTCAATATTTTTAGCAATACGTTCAAATCTTAACTCACCATCAATAGGTGTAGCCATAAACGCATCAGATTTTTTGATAATTTTTTCAGCACCCGTAGAAGTTTGTTTTACTTTGTAAACTTCATTCATGTACGTTTTATAATTAAAGTACATAATCTGAACTGAATTATTATCTTTATTGTTTACTTGTGTATTGTATTTATTATATGTGTTATAATCTTGGCTCCCTTGTTGTGTAATCTTTTTTAAATCCTCATCTGTAAGATTTGGAAATTGCATTTTAAGATCGTTAACATTTATATTTTTTATTTCACCAATATAATATATGTCGTCATAGTATGGTGATTCAGAATATGAATGTACTATGTTCGCAGGATCTACGTATTCAATCTTAATACCTTCTGATTGTGTAAAATTATTTTTAACGCATCCAACACCTAATACCGTTAAATCATAAAATAATCTTTTCTTTATATTTTCGTAACTATTTTGATTAAATACAGTTTGTATTGCTTGTTCTTCAGCAATTTCAACAGCTTGTTTATAATTTAATTGCATATGTAATTGCAATTCTTCTTCATTATCTGGTAATTCTTCAGTTGGCATACTGCCTAAATCAAAACCAAACGAATCTTTTATTTCTTGTGTAAATTCTTTTGTACGCATGTCTGCAAGTATATTTTGCATATATGACGTTCTTTTACTTACACCAAAAGGATCTTGTGAAAATGCTTTTATATCGTATGTTCTTTCTGCAATACCATTTACAACTATATCTACAAACTTAGGTATAATAGGAACTGGTTTCCAATCTAAATTTAAATATGATAAATCACCGTTAATTGATAATTCATCTTTATATTTTTGTATGCTTTGTTCTCCCCTCGCATATAGTCTTAATTTATGATATTGGTTTTGATTTACGAAGAATCTATTGACCCCTCTGTCTTTCTTAAACCATTCATTTTCTATAGCTCTAGCTACTTTCAAACCATAATCTTGTGATAGTTTTTCGTCGTCGCTAGCTGTTTGGCTTGGGAAGTAACTTTTTAAAACGGACTCAGCCATAGTTTTTTATTATTTTTGATAAAGTTCCTTTATTTTCGTATCGTGCAAAGCTAATATTAACTTTTGATTTTTCTCTTTCGCCATGTGGCCTATATAAATGTCTATTACATGCCATAATTGCTAAACCTGAACTTATAGCGGCATCAAACTTTGTTCTTTTGTTTATATCAAACTTAGCCCAATCATTTAATGTGGTATTAAAATATATATCACCATAAGTTCCATCGGATTTAATTCCAACATGCGAATTTATATATGTTTCTATTGCGGCAGCATGCGCTTGCCTTATATCCTCACTTGAGTTTGGTATGCCACCTATTTCTTTTTCAGCGGTCGATAGCTTGTTCCAAGTTCTATCTGGTCGGTTCATTGAGTAACCTCTATAACCTCTTCGCTTTAAATAATATAATAATCTAGGTTTGTTATTTTCCGCAAGTATTGGCATTCCATAAAACACTAATGCCATTAACACATCTTCAAAAAACATTTCAGCGGTTTGTGGTCTAGCTATATACTCTAGAAAAAACCGGTTCGGTGGTGCATCTTCCATACTAAACTTAGTAAGTCCGTGCAAAGATCCTTTAGAACCTTTACCGTCGGTAGTTCCGGATATATCGTAGCTATCGCAGCCAAATGCACCCATATGTTCGTTACCAGGGTATTTAAATCCATTTTTAATTAAAATATTATTTTGTAAATTTAAACTTGGCACCCAGCTTACTTTAAATCTTCCATTAGGATTTGGTGTAAATTGTACTGTTGTATCTTTAACACCGTTCTGCCACGAAAAAGATCCAGTGGTAATATTAACTTCCGCTGTAGCGTCGTCATTAAAATCGATCTGTTCGTAAATCTTAGCAAGATTAAATATGCTATTTTTAGTTTCATCTCTGAAAGCATGTTCTTCAGTCCTTGGAAATTGACGATAAAATTCATTTAAACCGTCTTGATCTCCTTTTAAACCTTCAACTTCGTTTTCCCAGTGATCGATAACCCCGACATCAATGTATTCCCCATAGTTGTCTTCAATTGGCTCTTCGGGAGTATTGAATACAGGTATTCCATAAGTATCAATGAATCCTTCGAAGTTCCATTCCATAGGTATGAACAAACTATATAATCCTGAGCGAGTCTGTCCATTACGGTTTCTTTTTGTAACATCTGAGTCATTGTATAATTTTTTAAAGTTCTCACCACCTTTGTCTAATGAGTTACTTGTTGAACCCATCATACATTTACCAATAACTCTACTTCCTAATCTTAACGTGGTTTTCGTGACACGCCAGTTGTTGAGGATGTTCTCGGGCCTCTCCCATTTTCCTGCTTCATCGTGGACCAAGAGCGAAAGCTTTTCACCATCATAGGAGTTGTCCCCCGTGTTCTTCCAGTCGATGGTAGTGTCCAATCCCGCGAGTTCCTCGTTCCTTTGATTCGTGAGTATACTTTTCTTTGTAAACTTACTTGCGGGTACACGATAAGCCAGTTCTGTCTTAGGCCTATCCATTCCATCCTGTATGGGTTTAAAAAAGAATGGGTAATTAACGGATATTGGAACGACCTTATCTGTAAACATTTTCTTGGCGTCAGAACCAGATTTGGATAATATCCCAAACCTAGAGTCTGAAGAGATGGTAGCTTGGTTAACAGTCTCTGCTGATGCCATGAATGAAAACCCACTCCGTCTATTCTTGAGGTAGCACATTCCATAACATCGAACGTCTGCTTTGCAAGCTTCCCAGAATAAAAAGAATAATCTGTTTGCTTCCCTGAAGTCTGGAGCACCCACGTCGATTTTAGTCCACTGCAGGTACATGTAATGAGACCCAGTAATATAAGTAGGAACATCCTTGTTATAGAACCAATAACCTTCATCGCGTTTGGTAAATTCTGTATCAATATATGCATTCCACTTATTTTTAAATTCATTCGGTAAATCTTTCCAATCGAATATCGTTTTTAACTTTGCAAGTTCTTTTGGATATTCTATTTTACTCCATTTATTATTTCCTTTATCTAAGTTCTTCGGCGTAGGAGGCAATGCTATTTTTAAATTTTGTATGCTATACACATCACCAATCTGTCCAGTCTTGCTGATAACAACCACATCATGGCCCTTATCGTATCCGTATTTCCACTTTTTTGCTTTATTAAGCCTTTTAATCGTATTGATTTTTATAGGCTCTATAATGCGATATAATGATTGCTCGTACATTACTTAGATCTTCTTTCTGCAAAGCCTTTAAATGACTCTGCTCTTTCTTCTATATTCTTGCCTTCTAATAATGCTTTTTCAATTTCGATTCTATTTAATATCTCAAATGCATCGAATATTGCGAGCTTTTTAGTGGCTGCAGCGTTCTTGAGTCGATCGGCTGAAACATCATCATCAGTTTCAACAATCGGTTCTTTTGCAACTTTAATGAGTTCTTTGACTGCTTCATAACCAGCTTGGATTATATTCTGTTTCTGTTCCTTGACGTTCATACTTAATCGATATTGAATTAGTTGGTACTCTATATAATCTTTCGCCATCAACAATAAATTCGTATTCACTGCTTGGCGTAAAACCAACTAAATCTTCTTTTTTTATATCATTAAGTTCTTTATCAACGTATTTTATGATTCCACGTAGCGGAACTTCTTTTTCATTTAATAATATATTATTTGATAAAATTGGTTTAACAAAACAAAAACCTTTAGGCGCTTGCCATTTACCGTTTTGTTTGTATAAAAATATTTGATCAGAGGTTACAAAGTATTCATCTTCTTTATAATAGCTTCTGCTATTTCTTTCTTTACCTCTTACATCATACCATCTTCTAAAAACATTGTGATGCAATATAACCTCGTCATTAACTTGTATTTCAGTTTTTTCTGATTTAGGTGTTGCTGTCACTATTCCAACACGACTAACATATTGATGATCAGAAATTTCTGTATTTAGTAGAAGTTCTTGACCATCAATATATTTTTTATTATCGTATCTTTCGTTTTTAGGTTTAATTATAAAGTTAAATAAACTTTGCATTAATATTCTAAGTTATATTCAACGGCTATTGCCATGTTTTTGTTAAAGTCTTTCCACGGTAATACTTCGTTCTTTTTTTTAATATAAATAGAAAACTTATCGTCACTTTCTACTATGTCACATATTGTATGCCCGCCATATACTTCTTGGCCTACAGCATAATGCATAGCGTCATTCTTATAATCTCTACCTATACTAATTTTTCTTACCAGTGACATGATTTTATTCTGCCTTTAATACTTCTGGTCCTACAACTTCTTCTTCTTCGATTGGCTTATAGGTTCCATCTTGGATATTGATTTGAACTTTACCGTACTTTTCTTCAAGTTTAGCTTGGAACTTGTTTAAATCAGATTGAACTTCAGCAGCAGCATGGTTAATTTGATGCTTTTGTAATTCAAGGTTTCCAATTTGCGTTGCAGCGTTATTTAGTTTTCCAACATAACCTTGCAATTCTTCTAATTGTTCTTGGGTAATTTTGTTTTCACTCATGGTTTTAAAATTAAAATGTTATTAAATTAAATTAAATTAAGCTGGATCTTCAGTTGTTTCTTCAACTGGAGCCCATGGCATTTCTACCTCTTCGTTTTTTGGTGTTATTTTATCGCTAATTTGTTTTTCAATCACTTCATTCATGTGATCTG